GCCGTAGTGCTTTATTACCTTGACTATCTACCGACTGCCCTACAATACGTCCAGGAATCTTACGTTTATATTTCTCACTTATTGCAAAGAATGCTGCATGAGGTCCTCCAAAACCCATAGGGATTCCAAATCTTTGCATACTACCAACTGCAATATCAAATCCCATCTCTCCTACAGGTTTCATTAATACCTGACATAATGGATCTACGATTGCAATCTTCATACACTTATATGCTTCGGCACATCTCATAAATCCATCATTATATTTTAAGGCACCATAATTATTTGGATATTGAAGTATAAGACCAAATGCATTTTCGAGTGATTCTAAATCTACAAGTTCATCTACATCAACTTTAACTATGTTGATACCTAATGGTTCTGCTCTTGTAAGTAATACCTCTAATGTTTGTGGAAATATTTTATCATCAACTATAAAATCTTTTTTCTTACTTTGACTATGAGCAAGTAACATTGCTTCTGCAGCTGCAGTTCCTTCATCTAATAAAGATGCATTGGCAACTGGTAATCCAGTAAGTTCTGTAATCAGTGTTTGGTAATTAAATAATGCCTCTAATCTGCCCTGTGATATCTCTGCCTGATAAGGTGTATATGATGTATACCAAGCAGGATTCTCAAATACATTTCTTAGTATTACTGGTGGTGTAATTGTTCCGTAATATCCTTGACCGATTAAAGTTCTTCTTACAATATTATGTTCTGCAATTTCTTTTAATTCTTCAAGTGCCTGTTGTTCACTACAAGGTTCTGGTAAATTATCATCACCACGAAGTAAGATCGAAGTCGGCACTATCTCTCTTACTAATTCTTCTAACGAAGAAAGACCCAAATCTTTTAACATCTGAGTCTGTTCTGTTTCGGTAATACCGATATGTCTTTGAATGAATTCTGTCATGTAGTTAGTAATTCTTCTATTGGTGTTACTGGGTTTATGTTATAGTTAGTTATTAATAATTCTTGTTTGACATTATCATCAGTTCCCTTTTCTCCTCTATGTGCCATTGAATATCTAAGATTCCAAAAATTTAATTCATATTCTGCATACATCTGCATCAAACGGTGATTTACATTATAGGTAATCATAAAATTATGTTTGCATTTATAAACATTCTCTGCAAATAAATTGTGGTCAAATGATTTATGCATTTCACGATTCTTACCATATAAAAAATCTTTGATATCATATGGAGGATCGAGGAATACAAATGTATCATCAGAACCTTCTGCACTCATAACTTCCGAGTAATCAATATTTGTAATCTTCCAATGTTGAATTAACTTTGAAAACTCTTTTAATTTATCAGCACCTACTAATGAAAAATTAGCATTGGATGCTGTTTGTGAAAATGTACTATTCTCTGTTAGACCAGAAAAACTACATTTGTTCATTATAAAAAATGCTACTGCTTTTTCAAAGTTATCATAAGTATCAATCTCTTCTTTGTACTTATTGAATAGTTCTTTTGCACTTGCAGTTATTTTATCTGGATCACCCTCATCTAAGGTGTTTTGTTTTTCTTCACGAACTCTCTCCGATAATTCTTCACCACGATCTCTGAGTTGAACCCAAAAATTATACAAAGGAACATACAAATCATTTATCCAAACTGGTATATCTGGATTCGATTTAGTCACATCAATCGCAATCGAACCACCACCTATAAAAGGTTCACGATACTCTGATATAATTTTAGGATACCATTGTGATAATGTTTTAATTGCTTTTGATTTGCCACCAGGATATCTTAATGGAGTCTTAAGAGATTTAATTGACATCTTCTATTGTTTCCCAAATGATATAGTCATCAGGATTAACCATTGGCATATATCCTCCAGTACCTCTTCTTGGCATAGTAATAATATCAATAGTCTCTTCAAACCATCTATTCATGGATTTTGCCATTTGACGATATCCAGTACCGACATAGACTTGACCTGCAACAACTGCAACTGTTGCGATACCCCAGAATAAGTAATAACTTGACGATTTCATCTGTGCTTTTCTTTTTGTAAATGTTGATTTAGTCATAATTAAATAATCAATTTTTTAGTAGGAGTTGATATTTTACCAAACATTGTTTTATATTCCTCAACTATTTCTTCTTGAGGTTCTCCTATGTAAACAACATACCCCTCTGATACTTTTATCTTTCCTTTTTTATGTAAAGGAGACCAAGGAGCAAATGCAATTTGTCCTGGTTGTTGAGATGGCACAGCAACAATGGGATTCTCCATTGTAATTGTGTACTCATTTTCTTCGATAACGTCGGCGATTACATCTTCACCAGACCACATACGGATTAATTTAATAGTCATTTGAATTCACACTCCACCATAATTTCTGTTAACGCCGCCAAAAGATTAATCTCTTGATCTGCGACGAACGCAATCTGGTATTGATATTTTGCGATAATAAGGACAGCAGCAGGTATACTGCTATGCTCCAAGGAATCATATAAGCTATCGTAAATACGACGCAATAGGACAGAAGTGTCGTTATCCATGTTGGTAACAACCCACTTCCTAACCTCAGAGAAGTTTTTTTGTTTGAGATTTTTAATGAGATCATTTACAGCAACGTCTGAGAATGCAGCAAGTATGCCACTATCTATTTTACCACTAACAGAGTATCTCTGACATTCATTAAGAACTCTTCTCCAATCAGGAAAATGTTTATTGATAAGTTCAGCAAGAACTTTCTTATCAGTTTCAACTTTCTCCTCTTCTAAGATAGAATTTAATCTTGCGAAGAATTGTGCTGCTATTGTTGGTTTGTCTTTTTTATTAACTGAGAAATCAACAACAGAACACCTACTATGTAAAGGGTCGATAATTTTGTTTTTGTAATTACAGGTAAAGATAAACCTGCAGTTTCTGGAGAACTCCTCAATAGACGCTCTAAGGAGGAGTTGTACGTCGGAAGTGGTATTGTCTGCTTCGTCAATGATGATGACTTTATGTTTCGAGTCACTTGTAAGAGAGACTGTAGATGCGAAGTTCTTCGCACTGTTCCGAACCGTGTCAAGAAAACGTCCTTCATCCGATCCATTAATGACATAATAATCTGCTTTTAGTTGATAACATAATGCTTTTGCTACTGTGGTCTTACCAATGCCTGGAGGACCTGACAATAACATATTTGGTATCTCACCTTTTTCAACAAAATCTTGAAAAGTTTTTTTAATACCTTTTGGTAAGATACATTCATCAATTGTAGTGGGTCTGTATTTTTCAACCCATATAAAATCACTCATTATTTAAAACCTTTCGATTTCGGTTTTGGTTTGTCAATCACTTCAATGACAGTTCCTTCAAAAAAAGGTGAACGACAGTTATTCCACCACCACTCTTGAACCTCATCCCAAGATTCTACCACAAACGATTTGTTTTGGCAAACTATCTTATAGTGGTGACGATCATATAGTTTATCACTTGTCTGTGCAAACCATTGTGGGTCATCTTTTTCAATTAACTTAGTCATCATGATCATCCCAAGGATCTACTAAATTTTTATTTGCAAAGAATCCTTTATAAACACCATAACCTGCTAACAGGATAGTAATTACTGCAATTGAAATACCAAAAGTAAAATCAGGATTGAATGTAAAATGTGGTATTAAAGTATCATTACACTTAGCAATTTTATCTGGATCATTCCATGTGCCAGGTAAAGTATATACTGGTGGACAAGCTAAAAAAATCATTCCTCTGATCTCCATTGTTTTCTCATTTTAACATATGTTTCGTTTTTTGCAACTATGTCACGAACCTTTTTAAATATGGTTGCCGACTTAGCATACTTACTTGTGGCATGATCTGGTTCTTGAGGTCTTACATTACCCTCACTATCATACTTTTTTCCTGAGTTGTGGTTTGCATATCTTCTTGCTCTTGTAAATCCCATTTCAAGAAACTTACGACACATATCCATACCGATGAAATCTTTTTCATCACGATAATCAAGATACATACCAAATATATGATTAGCAGATTCTACTGCTTCATCAGGAGTTTTGAATCTCCAATGATCACAAATAACGTTAGTATAAGGGCGAACCAATAGAACTCCTTGCTCTCCCCTTCCAATACGATAAAGTTTACGATTTCTCTCATCTTTAAAGTCAATGTTTTTGTAATCGAGTTCATAATCAAATTCTTTCATAACATTTAGATTTAGTATTTGTGGATGATAACCACTTACTTAAATATTCTACTGCACTTTCTGGTTGACATTGTTCACCACAAGTAAAAATGTCACAATATGCAACACCTTTTTCTGGCCATGTATGAATACTTAAATGACTTTCTGCTAATAAAGCAAATCCAGTCACACCCTGTGGTACAAACTTTTGAGTTTCTACTTTAAGAACTTTTGAGTGTGATGCTTCTGATGCATGAAACAAACAAAATTTTATGTGTTCTTCATCATTTAAAGTAGGGTAAGGGCAACCCTCTAATTCAAATAGAATGTGCTTCATAACCAATTCGGTTTTTTGGATGGGTCACGAAGATAATTAGATGCAGCCCAAGGTTTGGACGATATATAACGTTTGTAAGCAGTAAGAGTGTCAATGCTTGTGTCATATTTAAATACATCTGGACCTGCAAATGCGAATGGTGTTGCTTCTTTGTGGCATAGTAATGTTCTTCCTGTTTTTTCTTCAAATACTTTCTCTGCAGCATTCATTGCAGTTTGACAAGAATGTATCTTTCCATATCTATGTGTGTACTCTTCAAGTAATCCAAAACCATGTTGAATTAACCAAGCAGTATTAGCAATACTTTCTGCCGCCCAGATAGTACAAGGGTGTCCTCTGAAAGCACCTTTCTCTGTGTTATAAGGTGTTCCGTCTTTCTTGGGTAATAAATCATTACCCCAATCATAATACCACTTAGAATAAACTACTGCCAACATTTGACAAGTTTCTAATGGCATCTTAACCACATGTTTGTCAGGCAAAACTTCTGCCGACTTCACAGGGTCAGGATCTGTCACAAAAATGTTCATAATAAAAATATCTTACTTTTATTATAACACAATATTATTTTTTATCAATTTTCTTAATATTATCTTTTTCTTTCATATATTCTTCTCTACCATCTTTAGTAAACACCTTCTTCTCATAATCAAAGTAAGGATGTGGTTGAGCATTTTCAAAAGGGTTCTTTGTTAAATTTTTTAATACAATGAATTTATCCTTTGCAAAAGTTCCTGCAACTTGTACTTCAATATCATCACCATCTTTCCAGTTTATTTCACCTTTTAAATTAGTGTGAAGCATAGCCTCTTGTATCTTATCAATTAATTCTTGTGTTAGTTTCATTCTACTATGTCAAAGTGCCATTTAATATGTTTGATGTAGTCAAATGTACATGACAAATCTGCATCACAACTTATATCATACTTTCGATCACAAAGAAAATTTCTTAGTTCTTTCACTGATGCAAAAGAACCTTGTTTTTCAAAATTTTCATTGTAAAGAATGTATTTCATTTCTTCTTAAATACCCCTAACTTTGTTAAAAGATAAAGTGCTAGTATTGTCCAAAATACAACTTCTAATCCGACGTTATTCATTAACCAAATGTTGAATCAGGTTCTAATGCTATGTAGTATTTTAGATCGTAACGAGTATTAGAAAACTTAGAAAG